TCCGTGTTATCGAGTACACCTCTAATAACATCATCTAGTTTGAAGCCAAGTGGGTCGCTCTGACCTTGATTTACACCAAGCTCTACCTTTACTGCGGGAGCTGGCATTACGCGCCCTGCCAAACAGCACCAGAGGTGCGCTCGTAGTCCTTGATAGCGTCTACGATGGCTTTACCGATGGTTGCTCCAGAACCTACTCCACCGCTCACATTTATGTTGTAGACGGTTTCCTGCTTTGTTTGACCGAATAGTGATTGAGTTCCTGTTGTAGCAATTTCAGAGGCTAGTGAGCCAATCTGTCCATAACCTGCATTTATCTCACCTAGCGCACCAGCACCACCAGCAACCAAAGCACCTGCCAGTCTTGCACCAGCCATAGGACCAGCCTGGATAACTTGCTGTAGTAGAGCTGGGTCAAGACCCATAGTTGCAAGCTGTGAAATGTTCTTTGAGAAGTCTTTGACCTTAGAAAGCAGTTTGTTCATGTTGCGGATGATTGCGTTAGTAGATCCACCCAAGCCTGTTATATCAAAAGCTCCCATAATTGCGTTTTTGATGCCAGCAAAGGTAGTTTTGACCGAATCTAGGAATGAGTTGTAGATACGCTCACGCTCTGCCAATGCAGCAGCTTCAGCAGCAGCAGCTTCTTGTTGTGCGCGAGCCATTTCAGCAGCAGCTTGCGCAGCAGCGGCAGATGCTTCTGCGGCAGCCTGAGCAGCGGCTTGCTGACCAGCAGATGACTGGTTGTATCTCTTTGTAAGGTTAGAGATAGCTTTTTGACCGTTTTTAGCAATCTTGGCCTGAGCCTGATTAGCAGCCTTTATAGGTGTTGAGCTACTTGTAATCCATTCAGCAACAGCTTGTGATAAACCGCTACCAATTAGTCTTGTCTCTTTTTTTGCAACCTTAGCGTCTTTTTTCGCTGCTGCAATAAGAGCTGGTAAGCCAGTCACCGATTGACTTGCAGAACCACCACCAGTAGCCCCAGTAGTAGAGGTAGTAGTAGATGTAGTAGCTCCATCTTTACCAAGCTTTACGCCAGCTTGCTCAGCCATACGGCGCATCTCATTAGCCGCTTCAGCAGCAGAGATCCTTATGCCTATTACCTGCGCTTTTAGATTGTCAAGCTTAGCTTTGTCAGCATTTGCTACTTCAGCTCCAAGTCTTTGAGCTTCCGCAGTAGCTTCTCTGAATGTGACACCTACTACACCGTATTTGTCATTGACATACTTGGAGTCTTGCCCAGCCTTTTTGATTTCTTCACGGAAGCTTACGACTGATGCACCAGTTGTGTCTACGGAGTACTTTAAGTTTTTCATCCCGTCATTGACAAGGATGACTCCAGCCGCAAGTAGAGTAAGTGTGGCAATAATTGGATGGGCGGTAAATACCGCTAAAGCTGTTGTGACAAGTGTGACGGCTAATCTGACACCCATAAATAAAGCTGTTAGCTGGAGTAAGACACCAAAGTTTTCTGAAATCAGCCTAAAAGCTATTCCAAGACCATCCGCTAAACCAGAAACAGTTGCACCAGTTGTGGTTGTCTTATCGCCCATGTCTTTGATTAGCTGGGTAAGAATCTGAATAGCTGGTTGGGCATCTGTGACTGTCTGAACTAATCTTGGAGTAAGTTCATCTACGAGTGGCTTTAGAACCTCAACCAAACCGCCCATAGCTGGCAAAAGCTGAGTTCCAACAGTAGCCTGCATGTTTTCCCAAGCAGCCTGTAGCTTTTTCTGTTCTACATACAAGTTGCCTGATTGAGCCTGGAAAGCTCCAGTTGCATCGGCAGCACGCTGGTATAAAAGCTCCAACCGAATAGTCTGCTCAGCGTTTCTACGAGCAGCACCCTCAAGCTTGTCAAGTCCTCTTGCAGCAAGTTCAGAGTTTATTTCGCTCTGCTTCATAGCGACACCGAACTTCTCAATCGGGTCGTACTCACCGCGGAATAGCGCAGTCATACCAAGCAAAGCTTCTTGGACATCGTAGCCGTATGTTGCAGCTAGGTCTACACCTAGAGATACAAGCTTCTGAGTTTCGCTAGTTACGAACTCCATGCTGAAGCCAGACTGCTTTAGAACAGATCCTAGGAAGGTTGAAGCTTTAGCAGCGTCTTTTTGGCTAAGACCCATTTTTTCTGCATTGAGAGTAAACTTTTCAATGGCTGGTGAAAATTCATCAAAGATTGTCTTGACCGAAAATAGGTTTCTTTCTAGGTCACGAGCCGAGTCAATGGACTCTTTTGTAAAAGCAACAGCTTTAGTGGCTAGGCCAAACGAAGCAAGAGCAGCACCGACTTTACCTAGGGTTCCGCCTAGTCCACCAGCAGCATTGCCAAAAGCTCCAAGCTGTCTAGTGGCAGCGGCTAGTCCGTCTCCTTTGAATGTGCTGACCACATTCAGGAACATGTTGCTCATCGAGAATTCCTATCTATGTTTGCTTCTACTATTCTGACAGCTTTGTCAATCGCTTTTTTAGCTTCATTTGTTACGCTAGGTTCCGACTTATCAAAGCCAGGGTAAACATTTCGAGATTTACCACGCTTGCTTGGCTTGCTGATTGGACCTAAGTTTGTGAGCATCCTTTGAACCGCACTTGGTTTGATTCGGTGAGTTCTCATAACCTCTGGGCCACCAAACTCTCTAATCTTGTACAAGCGGGTTGTTCCCTCGCCTCTGGTTTTTGTTGCTAAATCACCCAGAACAGTAGCTGCCGACCTGACAACTAAACGAGCAATGCCAGTTTGACCTCTTTTTGGCCTATTGAAAGCCTGAACTAAAACCGAATCGTAAGGCTGCCTATTTGCTCCGCTTACAGGGCTTCCAACTGATCCGTAGTTTCTGCCCCATCCAGTACGACCACCGTGTCGCATACCGCGCATAGGGCCTGACTGCCCAAGTGACTTTAGCTCTTGACGGACCGATGTCTGAGCTGGCCTCATAATTGTTTTGAAGTCTTTTTTTAGCTCTATTGAGGCTTGTCTGTCTATTTTGCTAAGTTCTTTAGAAAAGATTTTCCAGTCGGTTGCATAGACCTTTACAGCGCTATTGCGCCCAGTGTAAAGTTTCAATGCCATTTAGTCCGCCTATCTAACCTAAGTCTACCGAACAAAAAAGAAGCACCCCGAAGGGTGCTTCTTCTCAGCGCTTAGGTGCTTGGTGCGTGGCTCGCCATACAAGATAGCGACCCAAGGTCCAGAGCATCCGTTCATCGAGCTTCATAAGCTCAAGAGGACTGATGCCTGTCTCTACAGCTAATGTGGCAATGTACCAATGAGCTGAAGAATCACCAAGCCCAACTATTTTTTTTGTTCAGACGGGCTAACACTTTCTACGGTGTCCACCCACTCCTCGAACGAAAGAGTAGTTGCTTTAGTGCGGGACTCGCTTGCCCAAGCTAGGAAAAGCAAGTGAGTAATCTTGATGTTGCTCTCAAGACTGGCTATTGACATGTCAAACTTTGTTTCAAGCTTTACCATGTCAGATGGATTGCAAATGATTTGTTTTAGCTCATCTGGCTTAGCAGAGTAAGCAACTTGTAGGTTTAGTCTCATAGTTGAATCCTAGCAGTTATTAGGCTGCTGCGGTTGCCCTGGTGACTTCACCAGTGACAGGCCATGAAACTGACAATGTGGCCAAATCGCCCACTGCGCCAGCGAAAGGCTGGTACTGGGTTACAAGCGCTGTGAACTCATACTGCGGATTGGTAGCTGTTACTGTGCCAGAAGTAGGCGCAATCTTTACAGCTACGGTTGAACCGAGCAATGGGAACAATAGAGCGTCTACGGCTCCTGCTCCGAAGTCCTGCATGAAGTCAAGTGATACAGATGCGTCTTTTAGTCCACCAATACGGGTTCTGTAAGATGATCCGAAAGCTGTTGTCTCAACCTCGTCTGCGGTGATGTCAAGGGTTACAGAGTTCAAGGATGTGCTGAGTACAGCGGTTCCTACGGTAATCTTGTAATCCTGAGCGTAAAACTTTGGCATTTATTTCTCCTAGTTTGCTATGACTGTGACCGAAAAGTCAGCAGCCAGGTATGTGTTGTCATTTAGTTGAATTGAACCAATAGAGTTCAATGAAGCTACTCGACAGTCGTAGGCTTTTCCGCCAAGGCTCTTGTCTAACTCTATCGCATTTTTGATAGAGTTTTGCCCTGTGGAGATATAAGTGTCTAGTGTCCTCTGAGCAATGCGCTCCGCTGATCTGCCCACAATCACAGTAACTGTAAAGTTGTACTCCACCAGACCCTTTGCATAAGCCTTGTCGTAATTGACCGAATCCAAAGACACGATGGCTATAGGCGGGTTGGGATTATCAGGGATTTCTGCTGATGTGCGAAGACCAGTAATGGTTGCCAGGTTAGTAGCAATCCCAGCTCGGATGTCTGAGATAGAAGCCATTAGGCGAATGTCCTCATAATGCGGTATGGCATGACTAGCTGTTCTACATCTGGGTCAAGCGCACGACCAACACGGATAGCTCCAAGATCACCGAATCCTGCAACACCAAGAGGCGAGTCAAGGCGTTTGTAAATTCTTGATGACTGAATAATTGTTGCTTGGGTCACAGCTATCGGAACTGCTGACCAGCCCCATACTCCAGTAATTCGCACAAGGGCTTGACTGCCAAGTGTGTTGAATAGCTTGTCATCTACAGCAAGGATGCTTGTGTAAGGAATGTTTAGGCCGTCTTGTTTTCCGTTTACTGGCTGTAGCTGGTAATCAGTTGCAAGCCAAGTAGTGTATTCGCTACCAATTTCATCAGTGGACTTTAGTTCTGAAATGCTAACCAAATCGTCAATGTTTACTAAGTAAGAGTCCTCAGCAGCAAAGTTTCTCGTTGCGGTTCCTGCGTTATAGAAGTACCGATAGGTGTAGCCGTCAATAAGTCTTGAAGCTGACTCAATAGCCATTTCCAGTAGGCTATCGTCTACCGAATCTGTAATCCTCAAAGCCGCTTTTACTTGAGCTAAAGTTGCGTAAGCGTTGGTCAATGCCATTGGGTTCCTTTGCTAAATCTAGGTCTAGTCTATCGCCTAAACAGCATACGCTCTTTGATGGCTGTAGAGCTGATTCCTGGAGTGTATGGGATGTAGCAAAGTCCAATGCCTCTGCTATCGAGCCAGTCTTGGTCAAAAGCCATTTGCGTATAGTAATCACGCCTAGCCCAGTCCGAACCAATGACAACTAAGTCTGGCATAACAGTTTCTATTGTGATGCGACTATCTGGTCCACCGATGTTAGGGACAACCTGATCTACATAACGACAAGCAAGTAAAACATCTGCTCTGTCTCTGTAGCTGATTACTGGTGGCTTGCCTTTGTATTCCTCAATGAACTCATCGGTATTTAGCGCTACAACAACACTGCCAAGCTCAGAACAGCGTCTTAGGAACTCTGCATGACCTGCGTGGAACAAATCGAAGGTTCCACCTGTGTAAATTAGTCCCATCGGTTGCTTCTTCTTACTTTTAGGCTCCAGTTGCCCTCTGAATAGTCATTTTGGGCAACTTTTTGCTCAAAAAGACCTTGATTAGCCCTAAATGTGACCGAATTTTGGTCTTGGAACCCGCTTTTGAGAGTAGAGCTGTTCTCGTGATGTACTTTTGCGTCAATTCGCTTGATTTGTATGCCTTTTTTGTCAATTCGGCGCTCATAATCGTTGTCATCAAAGTAAAGAGGGTAAAAACGCTCGTCATAAAGGCCAGCTCTCTCTACAACCTTGTCTCCAAGCACGATACACGACCAATCTGGAACGATGTCTGGAAAAGAAAGGGCGTTTCTATCTGCTTGTTCAGCAATCTTGGCTAATGCGCCTGGCTCAAACCAAGCATCATCGTTCACGAGAACCCAGTAAGGCGTGTCGCCTTGATCTGTATAAGGTGTGGATTTCACAATCAAGTTCCAAGCACCTACAAGCCCCAAGCCTTTCGGGACTTGAATGTTCCACTGGTGCTTAGCCATAGCCACTCTTGGTGGCATCCAGTTCTGAGTACCTGAGTTATCTACGACAACTAGGTGTTCGACTGGATAGTCAATAGATAACATTAGGCGCTCTGCTAGGTCAAAGCGGTTTAGTGTGGCAAAGCCAAGAACTGGAATCACTTGAGAAGCTTCTTCAACGCTGGTTTCCAATGCTTATCCCACACAACATCGTGGTCGTACTGCTGAGCAAACTCAACAGCTTTTTTTGACTTGCCTTTGCCTCTTGCGTATGCTTCTTCTAGTGCTTGCACAATTAGTGGCACTGATGGAATGTTGAAGAAAGCTCCCTGCGCGTTGTCGTAGAGAGGCTGACCGCCGACTATCCATCCATCGCCAACTAGCTCAGCCGAAGCAGCAAAGTCAGAAACAATCACTGGCACGCCACAAGCCTGAGCCTCTACTGTAGGGATACCGAATCCTTCTCCGTAGCTGGTAGCAAGCATTACATCCCAAGAGCTATAGATTCCAGCTAGGTCTTCTTGCCTAATACCGAAGCGATAGCTAACTGGATCTACAAAAGCCATGTTGTCCTTGGGAATACCTAGAATCTCACCAAGTCCCATTAGGTTCCAGCCGTGAGGACTAACTGGGTCTGTGTGAATGTACAGCATTGCGTCTGGGTGCTTCTTAGCAAAGATAGCAAATGCCATAAGGTTCTCGCCAAAAGCTTTACGGTGAATAATGCCACCAGACTTATTGGCGGCGTTCATGCCAACTACAAAGCGCTCATTACCGAAGCCCATGTAATCTTCGATTGACTGTCCAGCAATCTTTTCTCTACGCTTGAAAATCTTTGTGTCTACTGAGTGTGGGATGTAGATGGAATCTATGCCCTTAGCCTGTAGTTCTTTCTGACCGAATTTTGACATTGCCAGAGGCGTGACATTCTGTTTTGCGCTCCATTTGGCTACGCTTGGTGGAACTGGGCTGTGGTCAATCGGTGTCCAGGATGCGACATTCAAGTCATCCCAGCCTTTGCCTTGAAATACCCAAACATCGTAAAGAGTAATTAGTAAGTCGGGTTGTTTCTTGTTTAGCGCTCGCCAATGCTTGTGACCCAAGATAGCTGAGTCATTTGAGTAGACATCAGATCCGCGCGGATACACAGGGACATCGCCGTACTCTGTAGCAAACTGAGTCTTGATTCCTTCGTTTCCGTAATTTGAAATAGCAGCTACATCTGCGCCGTCTCTTTTTAGCCTTTGTACTAAAGCTTCAGCAGCAATACCGTAGCCAGTTGGCTGTCCTGGTGAGTTAGAGAATACGGAAACAGTCCCTTTTATTTTTGACATGTAGGTTGCCTTTCTTTGTCCTCAGCATAGCAAAAGAAAGACCCCCAGCGAACCTACACGCTAGGGGTCTTTCAGCTTTTTAGCTAGGGTTTAGCTTGCTCCACCCTTGAACTTCACAACATGTGAAGCGTGGGTTAGGTTTCCGTCTACGCGCATGGTGACACGGAATGTGGTTACATCCTTGTCGAACGCGAAGTCACCAGACTGTGCAATCTGGATTCCACCTGCGGTGCGAACCTTGTAGCTAGGC